TTGACCGCCTCGTGCATCCGCTCCGTCCATGATCCCGATGTATTGATAGTCGTTACACCGGGAACATAGCACTTCTTTGTCTCACAGGTTATATATACCCGATACGGACATTCCCAATATCGATAAAGCAGCGTGAAGAACGGCTCCCACACGTCAGAATATGCGTCACAGCTATATATCAGAACGCTGCTTTGATTCATTGCAACCGCCTTTCTGCATTTCTTCATACACTCGCCTTGTGGTTGCCAGATCCATTATGGCAGCGGGCGATTTGTGGTATGTTTGTGCATTTTTGTTTACATATTTGTGAAAATCACGGTTGTGGTCGTAAAACCACAGCATTTCTAAATCAGGCATGGCCATCTCCTATCTTAATATTGAGCTTTTTCGCCAGATTAAGGATGCGAGCCTCTTTTTCGGCTTTGATCCTGATCTGTTCATAGTTCGGTTCCCATTTGCTCCGGTTGGTTGTGTGCCCGGTATAGTAAAACCTTGCACGCTTTACTACCGTTACGGATTTGCCGAGCTTTTCTGATATCTCTTCGTTTGTCATGTCAGACCAGAGCATATCGCGCTTTTCTTTTGTCCACTTCATTCGCTCACCCCCGTTGCTTCAAGTATTGTCTGTGCGTTTATATATGGCTCACACGCTATTTCGCAAAACTCATTAAATAGTGCATCCGCATCTATCAGCCGCCCATGCTCCGGCAGAACTGTGCCGTTGACAGCCGCTTCTTCTAAAATCTCGTAGTCTAATCCGTCATCTCCGTATATTAACTGGTTGTATTCGGTATCTGATAACTTAATCACTATCTCTTTCATCGCTACTCTCCTTATTTTCCATTTGTCATGATAGATAAGATTTTATCTATAAGTGCCGCTGATGGAGATAATATCCATTGAAAAAGAGTGGTGGTAAAATAACAAAATACAATAAATGGAACAATACTAACTCCCCATATTATATAACCCCAAAAATTCAAATCATCATAATCTATACCATCCTCTTCTAGTACATTATGCTTTTTTATCAGCCATCTACCAAGAACTAGCATAATCACAAGTATAATTAACCATGCTATTACTGTTACCACATATTGCACTATATAATATTTCTGCATTTCTGGTATTAGTTTCTCAACCGTAGTTCCAAACTTATTTGCCCAATCTTGCAAAATGTTGTTTATTGTATTTAATGCATCATTATTCATTCCTTACCTCACTTTCCTGTGGCTCACTTTCTGTCTTATCTTTTAATGGTTCTAAAATCCACACGGCTTGTTTTCTCTCAATTATTCCTGCATCAACTAACACGGCTATTAGTCTGCCTATTGTTTTGGCAATTCCTATCATTCCTTACCTCACTTTCCTGTGGCTCAAACACTACGGTTATAGTTTCTTTTATCCAGCAAACCGTAGTGCCTATTATTTCAAACGGTGTTCCTTTTTCAGCCATTGTTTACCTCACTTTCCATCTTTGCACCGCAATTAGGGCAATAATTCATTCCGTTGTCCCACGGAGTACCCTCTATCGTTGTCCAACTCTCACCACATTCAGAGCAATCATAATAAGTATCTCCGTCATAACCATCGCATTCTATCCACCGCCCCTTATGTCTGCCGGATGTGACGGGTGGTAAATCAGCAATAACGTGTTCTGCGTATTCATAAGGTGCTTCATCAATGCCTGTATATCTGGTCATACCGTAAACCGCTTTTATCGCATCTTCACGGCTTATCGCATCATCACACGGCTCTTGCGATAGTGCCTGTATTGCCATTCTGAACGCTTCTCGATTATATGATTCATCGTCTTGATACAGATATTCTGCTTCTTCTTCAAGTATTGCTATTGCTTCTTCGCTTGTCATTTTTTATCCCCTTCCTTTAACGGATTTCCTAGTGCCATAAAATCTAAAGCATCCATTTCTGCTTCAAGAACTATCCTTGCGTAATCGTCTATTAAACCTTCTTTGTACGCTCTTTCAATTACGTTATATACTTTTAACAATTCTATCCAACAACCTTTCATTTCATCCCCCTATATTGTGAAATATTTGTCTATAACATTAAGTGCCACCCCCAAACCTATTGCTTCATCTTTGGTACAGAATGTTGACTCTATTGCATTTTTTATTTCGGCTTTTGCTAAATCAACACGATTTTGTACCCAATTAAACGTAGGTGGCTCTTGCGATAGCGCCTTGATAGCCATGTTATACGCATCTTTCAAAATCGCACTATCCATGACTAAATCGCATTTCTCGCATTGCCTGTCGCAATTTATACCGTCATTACGGTCAATACATTTCCATTCGTCCAAAAGGACTTTTATTGCCTGTTCGTTGTTCATTGTTAATCTCCTTTGATAATCTCACAGAATTGCTCGATTTTACGGAAGGTTGCCATCACTTCTGCAAGTGACATATTATCTGCATCAAATCCCAAAACCGTTAATATGCTTTGTTCCATTTTCAGCATACTTAACACTAAACTCTTATCGTCCTGTTCCCTGTTCATTCATTCACCCCCTACCTTCTGCCCTTCCTTAAATCCGTCCATGTACCCTTTTTGATACTGAATAGCCATTTCTTCGCTATCGTCCGGCCGTTCGTCAAATACGCAGTTCCACTGACTACACCCGTTCTCCCCGTGAAACTTGCATACCTCACACGGTCTGTCTGTTATACACGCTAATAATTCTTTGGTTGTCATTCCTCTTCATCCTCCATTTCCATCGTAATTGCGAACGCTCCGCCCAACTGCTGCTTAATAAGTTCTTCCTGTAAGTCGATCTCGGCTTTTTTGTGGGATGTGTACGTATACACCACCTGTACTCCGTGACCTGCCTTTGTCTCTGGAAGGCGTGTTGCTCTTATTTGCGTTTTCATCAACTCTTACCTCTTTTCCTGTTTCGGGATCGTAATACCAAAGGCCGCCGTCATTATCCGGGTATGCTTGGATCACTTCCCCGTCAACCAAAATCTGATTCGTCTTGAGAGTGATCCCCTCGGTTGTGTACCAAAGGGGATATTGCCAGTTCATAATCTGTTCAGCGGGCATTCTTCGCATTGTTCCCGGAGCATCTGCTCACGCGCTTCCTCGCTGTCCTCATGTTCTAACCAATACTGCTCCGGGTATTTGCAATAGTTGTCGCATATATCCGCTTTGATATCTTCAACTCTCATTTTGTAACTCATAAATACCTCCATTCCGTGATCGTGTACCCTGCTCCATCAAAAACATGGTTAAATCCATGGATTGTCGTCTCGTACCATGTCTCGAACTCTCTGCCGCGCCGGTCCCGGACTTTATACAGCCCGCTGCACTCCGGCATTTTCTCCTCGCAGGCTATCCAGTCAAAGAAGCTTATCTGTCCGATCATCCTTTTCTCCTGTTCAGCTCGTCAAAGTATGCCTTCATGAGATCCTGCATCAGCTTGTATCCGTCTGTGCCTGAATATTTCTCATCCAGCTCGTGAATGTCCTGTGTGATCGTGCTTAAGTTCGCGCCTTCCGGATGATACTTTTTGAACACTTCCCATACATCGTGCGATATTTCAGCTATTTTCTTCAGTTCCGTCATTTATCTCCTCCACATTTATGAAGATCCCCGGCGTGTCCGCCCAAAACTTCTCGATTATCTCTGAAGCGACCAGCGCATCATCTTCCCAAAACTTCAACCTGGTCATCTCGTCCTTGAGCATCTTGTTCAGGTTGTCCGTGTCCGGCTTCGTGATCTTGTATTCTCCGTTTCGGTGTTTCCCCTTCGGAAAGAGCCACTTGACCATCAGCCTGATCGGTTTGTTCTTGATGCAGGTCCGCTCGATCTTTGAGAGAGCCTTCCGGAGCTTCTGTCGTGCTTCCTTCAGATCCCGGTCTTCGTAAAAGTACATCGAGCCGTCCTTCCGCTTCCCGATCCGATGCTCCTGTTGCGTTTTCGTCGGAGGATCCATCGATAAGAAAAAATGCAATCTGATCACTCCCTTCTGTTCATTCCCTTTTCACGGCGGGAGAGCTGTAACCACAACGCCGACTTTGAGGCGTTTGGTGTACAGCCGCCGGCCCCGGTTTGGTCACCAGACCTTTATAATAGGGTTTGGTGACTATTGTTCATTCCCTATAGGGTTTGGTGATCACTTTCGTTCACCATTCCCTATAGGGTTTGGTTGTGAACACTTACTGTTCAAAATTTTTTTCATTTTGATCATTTTGAACGCTTCCTAATGGATAAATAAGTCCATGCTGTATCTCATATTCGCCGCTGTCCTTGATCCATCTCTTGATCGTCGAGTACGAGAAGCCCTTGTCTGATTTGAAGTATTCAACTGCTTCCGCTACTGTCGGGAACGGTGTCGGCTGCTTTTTCTGATCATATTCTGACCAGTTCTCGATGAATGACATCAGCCGCTCGTATTTTTGGTTTTGTTTTTCTGCCTTTGTTGCATTTCCGCGCTTTGAGTTCGTCAAGCTGTCTGACCCGCTCATCGGTTTCGCTTCTTTGAGCTCATCCGTGACGATATGTATCGGATAATCGAAAATGACATCAATGTCCTCCGGAGATCTGAACTCCCGGAGCGTAGACGCTATCCTCCACGCCGTCTGACCTTCTTCGAGGCTCTTCCCGACATCCCTCGGATCTATCCTGATCATATCCAGGAGTGCGTCAGGATCCCTGGCGAAAACACCGGACCCGGAAGCTCTATCCATCGAGAACTTTCCGCCTTGTGCGCCTTTTGAGTGATGATGGCAGCATATGATCGATGTCTGAAGCTGCACGCACACATAATCAAGATGGTTGAAAAACCGGGCCATCTCCGAGGCATTGTTCTCATCGCCCTCATTGATCTTGTACAGCGGGTCAAAAACGATAACGTCGTAGTTCTTCGTCCTGGCTCTTCTGATCAGCCTCGGAGCGAGCTTGTCGATCGAGACGTTCTGCCCTCTGAGGTTCCATATGTCGAGACCGGCAGCCTCTTTGAAGCCGAGCACCTTCTGCACGTCATCGATACGCTTCAGGAATGAATTTTTGTCGACTTCGAGATTTATATAGAGCACTTTGCCCTTTTTGCACTTGAAGCCGAGCCACTCCGCGCCGTTTACGATCGAAAGTGCAAGCTCGATAAGTAAAAATGATTTCCCCGCCTTCGATGCTCCGGCGATCAGCATCTTGTGACCTTTTCGGAGCACTCCCTGAATGATCTCAGGAGCCAGCGGCGGCAATTCTGTCAGATCCGAGAAGCTTATGATCTCCGGCAGCGTGTCCGTGCTGTCCTCGATGTAGTCCTTCCACTCCTCGAAAGTCGCGCAGCCGATATTCTCGGCAATAATGAATTGTTTGTGGTTTCCCCGCTGCACGCCCGGAAGACGCGACAGTCTTGAAGGGTTTTTGTTCTGTTTGTCTATCGAGAGCCCGTTCTTCTCGCATACCTTGTACAAATAATCGACCTTTTCGCGATACTCCGGCTCATTGACGGCATCTATCCGCACGATAGAATGTATGGACTTGCCGCCCGAATAGAGCATGATCGCGATCGGGATCTTCAGCTCTTCCATCAGAGCTTTTTGCTGTTCAAGTTCGAGGTTGTCAGACTCCACGAGTGCATATCGCAGGTCAGCCACGTTCTGATTTGATACGCCCTTCCCATCCAGCGGATTGAAACGGATCCATGCACCGGCCTCGGGATTATAGTCCCCGATCGCGTATCCGATATCCTTCGGATGCTTTTTGATGGCTTCAAGGATCTGTTTGACCGTTCTGTCATATACGCCCTTACTGGCGGGATTATATTTCTTTTTGCTTTCGTCATATACCGCGTCCACGCAGTAGCCGACATACTCGTCGGGCTTGAATAATGCCTGAAGGTATCTCCGGAGCTCGTCACAGCTATCCATGACCTTCGGCTCTTCAATGACAGTGGAAGTGTCGAGCCATGCCTTATCCCTGACGATGGTCTCACCGTCATACTCAATCTCGTCTTCCCATCCGAACGTCGTGATCTCACGGTTTGCCGGGACATACCCGAACCGGAGAGCCAGGTCATAGATTGTGCCGCCAGTGACGATGCTTGAAGTGCTTTCCTTGAAGGTATCCCATCTCTTCACGCAGTCCTTCGCCTTGTACCGGCTGTCAGATTGGCTCCATGAATCCCATACCTCAAGCGGATAACCTTCGTGTTTTAATGCCATACCGACATTGACCCATTCCTGATACTCGAGCGATGATGGCGGTATGTAGTTCAATAATTCGATCAAGTCCATTCGATCACTCCTCTCAGGCTTTGTGGTACATATTCCTGTGGCGTAAAGGGAAGCTTCCATGACTTCCATCCGACCGCTGCAAGCTGGCCGATCATCTTGCTGGCTTCTTCAAACGTCCACTTGTAAGCGTTCACGAACCCGCATTTCTCGAGCCTGTTTGCCTGTTTCGGTGTACATAATCCCATCTCGCGCCGTTTGTTCAGTGTTTCGATCAGTGCTGAAGCCTTGCCCCTGCACATCTCGTCGACTGTCTTTATCTGTAAGCTGTTCAGGTAGTTCAGCTGTTTTTCTGTCGCCGGTTCGAACTCCCATCCGAACGTCGGAACGTAGTCGATCAGGAAGTCGTCGCCGATAGATATTGCAAAGTCGAGCGGATCGATGAGCTTCTTCTGCTTTCTCTCTTTTTCCGAGTTTTCGAGTGCCCGCTGCAGCGCATTCCTTCGTTCTGCGAGAACATCCCGCGCTTCCTGCTCCTGCTCGAACAGATCGGCATCCTTGCCGGCCTTCAGCTCCTCGGTGATCTCTTCCGCGACTTCACGGCTCCGGCTGATGATGTCCGCCGGATGAACGAGGTCATGCTTCCCGGTCATCCACAAAAAATCGAGGATAAGAAGGTGATCTTTGCCGGGATATAACCTCGTGCCGCGTCCTACCATCTGACAGTAGAGACTTCTGACCCTTGTCGGCCGGAGCACGACGATACAGTCCACGATCGGACAGTCCCATCCCTCCGTCAGCAGCATGGAATTACACAGCACATTGAACTTGCCCTGGGAGAACTCCTCGAGGATCTCGTCGCGGTTTTTGCTGTTTCCGTTTACCTCGGCAGCCCTGAAGCCTTTTCTGTTCAGAATGTCCCGGAACTCCTGCGAGATGCTGACAAGCGGTAAAAATACGACCGTGTGCCGGTCCTTGCATACCTTGACCATCTCATCAGCTATGTCTTCCAGGTACGGCTCGAGAGCGTGTCCGATGTCATTGACCTGGAAATCTCCGAGCGATACCTTGACCGCTGACATATCGATATTAAGCGGCATCGTCTGTACGCGTATCTTCGACAGGTAGCCTTGCATGACCGCATCGCGTAAGCTATACTCATAAGCGAGGCTTTCAAAATATTCCGACAGATCCTTCATATCTCCCCGGTCAGGAGTAGCTGTCACGCCGAGCACCTTTGCAGCATCGAAATGTGTGAGAACATTCTGATAGCTTTGAGCTGCGACATGGTGTGCTTCATCGACGATGACTGTCTTGAAGTGGTCTTTCGGGAACCTTGAGAGCCTTTTCTCTGTCATCATGGTCTGCACCGATCCGACAGTCACCGGCTCCGGAGCTCCGACGCTGGTCTGTTCCGCTTTCTCGACTGCACAGCTTAACCCGCACAGCTTATTCAATTTATCTGAAGCCTGTGAAAGCAGCTCCTCACGATGTGCCAGGATAAGGACCCTACCATCCCGGATACGTTCTTTGGCGACATCCGAGAAAACGACCGTTTTTCCGCATCCGGTCGGGAGAACGAGCAGTGTCCGCTGCTTATCCTCCCATTCGTGAAGGATCGCGTTTTTGGCTTCGATCTGATACGGTCTCAGCTCCATTCATCCACCTCTTTTGACTTTGCGGCGGGTTCGCCCTTGACCACGGGATCGATGTAATATCCGACATTATTGAAGAAAACTCCCTCTTTCGAGCCTTCCGACTTCGTGATGTGAGCCTTGCCTGTGAGTCCGATCGATTCCTTCCACTGCATCTTGAGGCGTTCCCCGTGCTTTTTAAGTCCTACGCTGCGGAAGAAAGCTGATATCTTCCATTCCATAGTCGATGCAAGCGGGAACTTGTCGACGATGTATGCGTCGCCGTCCTTCGTCTCGACCTTCAAGGTGATGTTTGCCTGGTTGCAGGCCGGGGTCTTCGCGTTCGCGCTCGGTGTGTAATGGCTGCGCTCGAACTTCGTGACCTCGAACTCATAATCTCCCTCTTCAAGCGTGGTAAAATTGCCGCCCTCGCCGTCATTCTCGATCTCATCGTCCCAGTCCAGGACCTTTACTTCTTCGCTCATTTTTTATTCCTCCTTGTCATTGATACTGAAAGGATCATTCTCAAGATCCTCGATGTCACTCTTCTTAAACTTCTTTGCATACTTGACGAAACCGTCCCACTTCTCGATCAGGCTCTTCTGTATGAACTCCGGATCGTAAGTCTCGAACGGTGTCCCAAAGAAATACGCGCCTTTTGTCGCTACTGCGTACTCGAGCCGCTTTGACTCGATGCCGTCCTTCTTCATAAGTTCGCGCAGCTTGTTCACAACTTCCGTTTTCACGGTGTTCGGATCATCCTGATCAACTGCGGTCTCTTCTGCCGGCTTCTCGGGCTCCTTCTTCGGTTCAGCCTTCTTCGTCTGACGTTTCGGCTTCTCATTTGTGGTTTCTACAACCGACTTGATGGCTTCATAGTCAAAGTCTACGCAGTCAGCGAGCCCGTATCTGTTCTTTGCATCCCAGCATGGATTATGTGTCGTGTACATGACACGTTTGCCGCCCTGGGCCTTCTTGCTTTTCGTCTTGTCATCCTCGACAACGAATGTCTTGTAATTCGCAAAAAGAACCATGTCAGCCCATTCCTTGAGCATCGGAGCGACCTGACGCGACAGCTTCATCTCCCACCGGTCATACGCGCCCATCTCGTCGGGCTGTTCGAACTTCCGCATCTTGGCGTGTGCCGTGATCATGACATTGATCCCGAGCTTGATGACTTCGTTCAGGCTGTCAAGAAGCTTCTTGAAGTTCTCCTGAACGTATGTGTAGCCCTTGCCATATCCGAAATCCTCAATGCCGTTCACGCCGCCCTTCTCGCAGGTGTACTTGATACACAGCATCTCAGCCCAGTCTGCAGTGTCTACGATCAGCGACTTGCAGCAGTCAGGGTTCTGTCTGACGTACTTGACCGCCTCGAAAATGTCCGCCCACTGCTCCGGAGCGTCGAGCCTCTTCACATCCATGTTTTTTGTACTGCCTTCCGTATCGATAAATACCGGATCAGGCATCTTTGACGCGAATGTGCTCTTCCCGATACCTTCGGGACCGTAGAGCACGATCTTTTTCGCGCACGGTATTATTCCGCTTGTGATGTTCATCTTCTGCCTCCTATTTGATAACTATTCCCATCTTTTCTTCCTGATGGGCTCCCTTGACCTTCTTGCCGCTCTCGATCACTTCCTTGATCATGGTCTTACTGATCCATTCCTCGCTGATCTCCTTCAGGAACCTCTTCGGGATCGCCTTTAGGTCATCGATCTTGATGCTCTTGCTTGTCCGGTACGATACCGAGCACCGTTCCGTTTTGAACTTCTCTCCGCCGAGTGCGTTCTCAACATATTCCTTCAGCTGGTCTTCTTTTCTCTGAAGTGAAGCCGCCCGCTCATAGAGCTTCTTTCCTTCAGCCTTGACCGCCTCTTTTTCTGCCTTGATGTCCTTGTACCACAGGATCACGGCTTCGATTTTCTTCTCGCGCTCCATCTCGAGAGCGTCGAGCTTTCCCGGATCAAGGATTTCTCCGGTTTCGAGATCCACGCAGTCGAGGATCTCTTTCTCGATTTCGTATAATGCCCTCATGCTCTTCATCCTTCCTTTTTTTCATCATCGCAGGTCTCGAGCTCGTCTTCCGTGAACCATGTCTTTGCAATCTTGAGCTTGTATTTGATCTGATCCCGCTCAAGTTTTGACTCAACGATTTCCGCTTCTACCTTGACCCTGCTACCTGTTGTCAATAATTCTGTTGTTGTTTTCATTATTCAGACTCCTCTCCGTTGATGATTTCATACAGGCAAACGCAAATGCCGATTGTGAACACCACTGCACATAGCCAAAAACAACCGTGATTGCTTGTGCTTATCTCTGCCAGTCCACTCCCTCCGGCTAATGCGCTCAATGCGCCCGCTGCATACCTACTCCCCTTCATGGATCTTTCCTTTCTGTAAATTTTCGATCTGCGTATCATAGATGTAATACGTTCTCCGGCATTTGGGACCGGTACAGAACGCTCCGGGGATCTTCCCGAGTTGTACGAGTACGCGGATCTGCTGTTCGCCACAGTCCATCATATTTGCGGCTTCTTTGATGGTTATGCGCTTCATCCTTCTTCCTTCCTGATAAACACATCCAGCGAAACTCCGAAATAGTCAGCAAGTTTAATCATTTTGTCTACTTTCGGGGTATATAGCCCGTTCTTCCAGTCTGTCAGAGTACTTTGCGGAATATCTGTTGCCTTGGCTATGTCCGCATCCCTCACGCCCTTTTTGTCACGCAATTCAGCGTATTTTGCGTACATCTTGTACCTCCTTTCTATATGTTGTATTTGTATAAATTTCGGTTTTCCGATATAATCAAGCTGTGAGGCAATGATTATTTCAGCTACCTGAAACTATACCATTATAATATTTTAAGGTTTCTGAAATGTCAATATATTTTTTTAAGGTTTCTGAAATGATACGGAGGGGATATTATGATGGCAAGTTACGAAAGATATAAAAAAATAAGAGATAAAAAGGGACTAAAGGATAATGATGTGGCTAAAAGAACAAAGATATCTCAATCCACGTTTACCGCATGGAAAAAAGGGGAGTACGAACCCAAAGTTGATAAATTGATTAAAATAGCTGATGCACTAAATGTAAGCCTTTCCGCAATAGTTGGAAATTATGGCAAGTTTTCCAGATATAACTTAAACCGACAAAAGCCCCGTGAATTATCAGAAGAAGAACAGTTTGATGCGGAACTCTGCCGCTTATACCATAACGCCACACCAGATGCACAGACAACGGTTATGACAGTATTGAAAAGTTCTCAAAAAGACGCTTCAGACTCATCAAAGGGGGCTTAACATGAAAAGAGCCAATGGCACAGGAACAATTTGCAAGTTATACGGCAACCGCCGCCGTCCGTGGGCGGTGAAGCTGCCAAATGGTTTTACAGAAAAAGGTATTGTAAAATACAAATATCTGTCATATCACCGGACAAGGCGCGAAGCGGAAAAAGCACTTGCAATATACATCCAAGATCCCTATACCCTGTCAAAACTCACCTTGAAGGATCTGTATGAGGAGTATTACGCTGAACAGGAAAAGGTCAAAGCACCGAACACAATGAGCAACCACAGGAATGCCCGGAAACATCTTGAGCCACTCATGGACCTAAAGATGCAAGAAATTGACCGAGCAACCCTTCAGGACTTTTATTACACTCTGGATGCGACACCTTCCATCGTCAATAATATTCGCCGCACCCTGCAAGGAGTTATCAATTTAGCCGTCAAAAAGGGCATAATGCCGCCCTCAATGAAAACGGTGCATAAAACTATCGATTTGACCGCAAAACGTCAAAATGAGGCTCATACGCACACCGTAATACCTAAAAAAACACGCAAGTGGTTGTGGGAAAATCGTGATGACGATATGGTGCGACTGATATTGGTTTATATTCTTACAGGATGTCGGTACATAGAGCTATATAACCTAAAGCCAGAAAACTGCTATGATGACCATATCGAGATTATCCAGTCGAAAACGGCAGCGGGCGTTCGGATCGTTCCGTTGTGTGATAAAGTCAAAGAGCTTCTTCCTGTGATGGCAGTCCCCAAGTATACAACCTTCCTAAAGAAGTTCAAAGAAGTTCTTCCGGGACATATGCCACACGATACCCGGCACACGACCATATCAATGCTGACAGAAAAGGGCGTAGACCTCCGAATCATCCAAAGCATTGTTGGTCATTCGCAGGGGCGATCTGTAACGGAACGATACACCCATATTTCACTCGAAGCAAAACTTGAAGCTGTAAACCTAATGGAAATATAGTGTATGTAGACGTGTATATAAACGTGTACTTAAACGGAATGATAACAAGTGCAATTAAGAGACCGCAAAAGCGCGTAAAATCAACAAACTAACGTATCTGCAGCTCCCATAATACTACGTCGCAGAGTACACACTATACCGTATTTTCGGTATATACAAGCATTTTTGTATGTAGACGCGTACTGAAATAAAAAAGGCTGCCAGTCGGGGGAACTGACAGCCGGGGGAAAAGTAAAAATGAAAGTGGAAGAAAATCTATACGCCAACGGAAGCCCATGTTTTGCTTCCGATGATGCCATCTGGTACGAGACCTTTG